TTTTGATCTCTACCGGGAACATCATGCCAATCTACACGAAAATTGCTATATTCATTAACACCTTGTACTGAACCTTCCCATATTTTGTGAAAAGTATTACCTATTCCATTTGCAGTGGATGTTACTATGATTTTAGTATCAACACCTGAAGATATTACAGGATATGTAGAAGTATAAAACTCTGCGGCCCTTTCAACAAATGCAAACTCATCTAAGTAAAGTAAGTTGATAGAAAGACCACGAATAGACTGACCAGACGTAGCAGCAGCAATAATACGGCTATTGTTACTAAAATCAATATTAGATTTGTTAAGAGCTTTGACGCCAGGCTGAAGAAAGAAAGGAATATTTTCAAGCATGATAGTAATCCTCGCCAACATTTCTCTTGCAGTGGCACCTTTGTTCGCAAGTATTGCAATTGATTTTTCTGGTTGAAAGAGTGCAAACCAAAGCAAGTATCCACACGCCGATATTGATTTGCCTGATTGTCTACATGCAAGTACGACATTAAATCTATTCCTTTCAAATTGTTCAAACATTTTCTTTTGATATGGATATAATTTAAAAGGAACCAATCCTTTATCAAGAGATATAATTTTAGCATACTTTTCAATAAAGTATTGCGGGCTTTTCATGCATAACGCATATTCTTTTATTTCAGATTCCGTCCAGTTTTGAACGATACCGTCTTTTTTTATATTGGGATTGCCTAGATAGTTTTCATTTTGATTTTGGTGTAACATTAACTAGGTCCGTTTCATTTTTAAGTATTTTTTGTAATTCAGATGTTGACCCAACAAAGAGATTATTTGTAGTGTTAGCAATGTTTTTAATTTCTTCTTTTCTATCTAAGTCTTTTTTCTTTTTATTTAAATCCATTAATCTATCATTAACGTCAGAAATATTTTTAATCATACCTGATAATACTTCAAACGCACGAGGATGTTCGCTTTCTCTAGCAACTTCAATCATCAATTCTAAACTTTGCTTGCCTTTTTCAACAAGTTCGTAATAAGTATCTCTTGAATATTTGTAGTCATTGTCAACATTCTTCTCCTCAGGAGGAAAGAATTTTTTCATTTCATTCTTATTTTCCATCTAATGTAACTTTTAATCTATTTTTTATATGTTCATCTCTAATATCATCTTTAGATTGACCCATATATCTTACTGCATGATATTTTTCTATCATGTATTCATTTATGGATTGATCTGCATAATCTGTAGTTCGCCATAATTCTCCTAATATTCTTCCGAACTTACCTTTTTTATCTTTATGAGTTCTTAAAACTAATCCATTCTTATCATCACACATACCTTCTAAAAATCTTTTAGAAGCTACTCCATATTGCTTTTCAGTTTGATTTGATGTTCTTGATTCAGGTGCATCAATTCCGTACATACGGATTCTTTGATTTTTCATCCATACTCCAAAACCTAAATCAATATCTACATCGACGGTATCTCCATCAACTACTTTTATTATTTTACAAGGGTAATGATACATTTTTAACTCGCACTATCTAAAATTGTTGTTGTAAATCCAAAATCACTATCAGGCATTCCTGTGATTGATGTCGGATTTGGTGTAATTCTTATTGTTTCTAATCCTATGTCAGAGTCATTCAGCCCTGCTTTAATATCAAATACTTTGGCATCTACTTGGCGAATGATACTTGTATTTGCTATTGGACCATGATAGCTTAGTTTCATCTCAAAGTCCAAACTGTATATAATTGTTCTTCTCTGCTCCATTGCACCTTCAAAATCATCTGAAAAAGCTACACCATTTATTATAATAGGTATATCTTCTAAAAACCCAGGATATTCACTTGCAAATGGTTTTATAGTTATAGAGTATTGAGGATTAAAAGTTGGTAATATTTGTTCTACTATCTGCAATGCATCATCTTGTGATTTAGCATATGCATTAAGTTGAAAGTTTATTGAATATGGAACTGGTGTAAAAAACTTTTGTCTTGTACTTACTGAAGTTCCTTCATTTTTAAAAGCACTTGATTTTGCTAATTGCCTTGCATTATCGTATGCAATAGATGTTATTTCAAAAGACATTCTCGGCAACTTTATTGCAACTTTAGTGTCAGTAGTTAAATCCGGATTTTCTCTTATTCTTTCAAGATACTTTTGTTTTGGTGCATAAGATAATGGCACTTTTAGTTGACTAATAACTGCACCAGAAGAATTTTTTCTTAAAACATATATGTTGTTAAACAATCTACCAAATATGGCAACAGCCTTTTTAGTTTTTTCGTGATAGAAGTGTGTGCCAAACATTAATTATTCTCCGTATCACCAAATGGATTGTTTTCAGTAAAGTCAATAAAATCGGTACTGTTAGTTGAAAAATCTGTATTTTGTTCGTTTTCTGATAATTGATTGTCTTCTACAACTAATGTAATGATTCCACCAGCTCCACTTGTAAGACCGATGACCTTTTTGTCTGGTACAAATGTGTGGTACTTTCCATCATCCGCGCCTGCATGTATGATGTGTAATTTATCATCTGAGTCTGAGTATTTAACAACTTCACCACGCATTGTGGTATCACCACTGGCGCTTGTAATTGTTTCTCCGACTTTAAATATATTTGTTGTAGGTGCTGAAAAGCGAACAGTTGGATTTGCACTCGCAAATCCAGTACCAGAATCAACTAGAGTTAATGAACTGACTTTTCCATTATTGCTATCTATAGTTGCAGTGATTTGAGCACCTACACCAGATGCATCAACAAGTGAAACTGTTGGAACCGTAAAGTAATTACTACCACTATCAGTTAATACTATACTTGTAACTTTACCGCCGACTGTAGTTGCAGTAGCATTTGCACTATCTCTTGCATTACTTAATGATAGTATATATTTGTAAGCATATTTATTTTCAATATCATCAATTGTATCTACACCTGTATCTAAATCTTCTCCAGTATATTCGTACAATTGACATCTTAATTTATAAACAGGTAAATTACTCAATTGATAGAAAGGCATTTCATGTTCTACATGAGTTATTTGAAATAAAGAGTTTGACAATGGTAAATAGATTAAATCACCTTCTGAAGGTCTTACAGAAGTTATTTCATTATCATATCTCTTTACGGTATCTTCCCATCTTTTTCTTGAAACTACAAACGTAGCTTCATCTCTTATCTCTACACCAAATCGTGTAAATAAATCTCCTTCACCTTCAAACCCTTCGGTGTTTTCAATGTACATTTCTACAATATGTGATGAATTGAAGCTTGATACTGGATCGTCACCAAGTATTGTATCTTCATTGACGAGATCACGTGGAAGATAATACACGTCTTGACCGTACATCTTCAACGATTCTATAACTATATCTTCGTAAAGGTTTTGTTCTGACTTTACCTTTTGACTGAAATATAAATTAGTTGCCATATCATCCTACGAAAAAGTCTGGTGGAAATTCATGTTCTAATCTTAAATTTTCTCTGAGCGTAGCTATCTCAGAAGTAGCATCATCATATATTTGTCTTCCATTTAAAACGACTCCTCCGGGCAACTGCATTCCTTCAAATTTAATTAAGTTCATACCCCATTGTTGTTTTATCAATGCTGTAGTATATTCTTTTAAAAACATATCATTATATACTGACGTATGAGTTTCTGGATCGACTATGCTATAAATCTCAGCAACTATATAATCACCTGCTTTAATATCATTATCAGCAAAATCACCGAATATATATAGTCGATTTTGTTTTCTCGAAAATTGTACTTGAGGATGACCATTTAATTTCATATCCAATAACGATAAATATTGTTGCATTTGTTCATAATAAGCGAGATCACCTGCAAAATTCATTAAATCTGCAATATCATTTAACATCATCTGATATTTTATATCAAAGAAATTACGTGAATTTTGAAATGAACTCGTAAGCGGAAACATCTTAGATACAAATAAAACGTTATTGGCCACAGAAATGTATTCGTTTGTTACATCATCTGCAGTAATTAAATGTTTCAAATATGTTCTTACAGTAGCATCAGAATGAAACTCTTGATAATATTGCAACGCTTCATCAACGCGATCTTCTACCTGATCTTCATCTACATTGATTTCAATAACAGGGTCACCTAGTCTGCGTTTTGCGTAATCAATTAATGTTGCTCTTGAAGTTGGGTTTGCCATTTATTATCCTTAAATACTTTTATCTATTTATAATAAAATCAATCTGTGTCTGTTGGTTTTGCTGGAAACGCAAAACCCTCATCATGTATACTTTTATATGTTTTTGTAATATCTCTTAATTTTTGCCTATATGTTATCCAATCTGATGGAACAGAAGTGTTAGTTTCTTGAGCTTTTATTACAACCCAATCGCTTTCTTGAAGAAGTTCATTTCTAAGATTTCTTAACATCAATAATTTTGTTTCTGAAAGTGACATTATCCTGATATTTCCTGCAATGTTAACTGACAAGTTCCACTCGCTAACTCATCATTGTTGTAGTTATATCCACCAATATTTCTAAGCATTACTCTTGTGCTGCCTGAATGCTCAATGACACCTTGTATATTATATGTCGTTGAAGAAGTTGTATTAGGAGAGTCAACGAAATGAAAAGGAACAGAAGCAGGTCTACTAGCAGAATAACCTGCATCTTTAACAACAGCGTGCATAGGACTCGCGCCGGATGCATCGCCTCCGTGAACAGTTGTTGCTGTTGATAGATCAGTAGTTTCACCTATGACTGTGCTTCCTCTTTTTAATCTGACTCCTATATAATCTAAAGCTGCACTATGATCGCTATACTTGCCTCCTATCGATATAAACCCAAAAATAAGAATTTTACTACTCGTCGATGAAGGAGTTATTGATCCGCTTATAACAGTACTTGGAGTAGTTGAACTGTTACCTGAAAAACTTGCTGATGTCATATCGTTAGTAGATATTGTTTGTAAAATTCTGCCTTTATTATTGAGAAGTTTTGCTAAGTCTGCCGCTTTACTCATGCTAAGTCTCCATTCATGCCGGTGGTAAAATAGCCGTCTTCATAACCAGTTGAGCTGTTAACATATTGACCAGCGATTCTATAAGCGCTTGTTCTCAGATAAGATGGTGCTGAAAATCTGCTATATTGGTCGTGAGCTTCTTGGCCAGTGTAATGATGATTTGAAACAGGAGCATACGCAGTACTATTCATATTATTTGAAAGGTTTACATCAAAGTGTCCAGTTGAAATATCTGTACAAGATGAAACATTAAAACTATCACCTATAGTGTTCGCACCATGTATGTTTCCAGCTTGATCGAACAAAGTCCACTCTTTAGCCAATCCTTGAACAACATTTGTAGTAGTTGCCCCTCCGTCAGACACGGCTGTTGCAGTAGTACTCATTTTAATATTAGTGCCACCAGTTCCGGGTTTATCTACAATTGTATTTACATTTAGTTGGCTTGTCATATCTTTACCTTATTGCTGTAATTTGTAAAATAGGTTTTGAAATTTCTTCGGAGCTGCCTCCATCCCAATAAACAGTTGAATGTACTTTATCCATTCCATTACCAGTGCCATATTCACGAGCCTGCAATTTAATATTTTTAGCCGTATCCCAATTTAACACTGCACCAGTTGCAGCTGTATTAGATACACCAATAGAGAATACCCACTTATGATGTTCTATTCTTTCAGGATATCTTCCTCCTAAACTATGTCTAGCATCAGTTACTTCAGCACCATCAAGAAACAGTTTCCAGTGAGAAATGGCGTGATCATTACTCCAGCTGAACTGATGCATGAACTCGTAAATAACTCGACTAGTTCCGCTAGGTGGTGTATAATCTATAGATGAGCCTGTTACATCTACATACGTTGTTGTAAGTGTAAGTTTCGCTGTTACATTTGAAAGCGTATATGTACCACTTTGTACAGTTACATCAGTACCATCACAAACTCCGGCCAACACCTCAATTGGCATACCTTTAAGACCTGTTACACTATTTGCCGGTTCTATTGAATCTACTTTTAAAACACTTGCCATGAAATCTCCATCACACTATCGTCCAATAACCATTAAGTGTTATTGTTGCATTTTGAGTTATAGGTCCTGATGATAATCCGTTTTCATCAGAATCAATTGTAATATCATTATTTATTGTTTGCCCATTTAATCTTATTATACTGTTGTTTCCTTTAAAAGGATATCTATTATCCGATTCGGTTTTAGTGTAAGTTTGTTGAACACCAAAAACATCATAAACTATCATTTCAATGTGATCACCACTACTTGCACCTGTTGCGAGTACAACGTTGCTTCCATCAGCAGCCGCGTAATCATCTCCTGCTTTAAGTAAAACACCATTTTGATACACATCCATATATAAAGTGTCTGTGTAACTCAGAGTCAATGAGTTTGCATCGGATCCAGTGAAAGTTGTTTGTGCGGAATCAGCTTGAAAAACAAACCGTGATCTTACGCCTTGATGTGGACTTTTACCTATATACGCCATAATCTTTCCTTAATTTATTTCTATTTATAATAGTTTTATCTTGCATTCGAAGTTTTAAAATCGGCTTCCGCAATAGCCATGTAGATGTATGTTTGTGAACTTGTATTTCTTCCACCAGAATTATCCCGTAATTTAAATCCATTGCTTAAAAAGTCTAAATTATCACCAGTTCCACCACCACTGGTATCAACTTGCTGGTCTGCTAAAAGCATTAAATTTACCGCATTATCTGGATTCTGTTTATTATCAAATACACACCAAGCTCCACCATTTGAAGCATTTCTAATCATAAGCCAAGCAGGTCTAAAGCCGGTATAGACGAATGTACCATCTGTTGAACTATTACCTCTATATGAGCCAATTTTTGAATAGCCTTCTACGCTATGAAAACAGTACATAACAAATTCGTCTGTACCTTCGTTTACTGTGTTATCTGTATTAATTGTAACCACACTTGAAGTTGGTGCAGTATTGGCAAACGAACCGCTATTAGAACTAAATGCCCCTGTGTCATTAAAATACATTTGACCGGTAAAACCAGTGTACGCATCTTGTCCTACGACCCATTGCCCATTTGGGCTTGCATCTCTATTCTTTATAATTACCATATTAGGTGCAGAATTCAATCCGTGAGGAAGTGTACATTGTGTATTACTATTTGCGGTATATGTTACAATGGAAAAACCTGATATTGTATTTGCACTTAATTTATCTATTTTAATTGAGCCTGCCAAAGGCGCAGTTGCTTGTTTACCATCTATAAGAACGCTTCCAGCAGTAGGTACTTCTCCAACACCGGCAGTATTGCTTGCAGTTGGTGCACCTCCTGCTTTCCAGCACCATCCTGCGTATGTTCTTGCATTATAGTTAATATATCCTGCAGTATCGGCCGGCAAATCAAACCCAGTTGTTGTAAACTGTGTAAACTGACCAGAGGCTGTATCTTCTTGATTAACCTTATTTGACATTATCGCTTTATTTGCACCACGAAGTGAATCATACCAGTAATGATCACTTGTATTTGATCTAGATTTAGCCCATAACAAATCTGCTTGAAATCCTACATCTGTTATCGATTGAGCTGTATTATTTAAACCAGTGTAGAGAACTGTATTAAAATAATCTGTAGGTGCAGAAGACGCTGAAGGATTAGGTGATATAATACCATCTTCAAGAGCATTAGAACACAATGCATTAAATCCTCTAGGCGGTGCATATTTAAAAGTTCCACCGCCGCCTTTTTCAGTACCGACATCACCACCTGTAAAATCACCGCTAAATGATGGGTTTTGTCCAAAATTAAAAATGTGTCTTGAGCTTCTGTAATTATTAACCATAGGTGTCATTAGTTTGTTTGCACCAAATGTAAAACTTGGATTAGTTCCATTAGCTGGATTACCGCTATCTTCCCAAGCATTATTATTTTTTCTCATAAATAATTTTCCTGCATCTACATCCATAGCAAAACTAATTATATCTCCTGCGACATAAGATGTGTGACCACTTGTATTGGAACCTGAACCATCAGTTGCAAAATAATAAAGACCTCTTTCATCCCAACCGAAATAAGTTCCATAACCAGTAATTGGATCTTGAGCAGTATGACTAGTAGTTATTTCATCAACAGCCGTTATTCCTACCATGTTTGAAGCACCAGGGTCGTAATCATAATGAACTTCCCAATACCATCTACCAGAAGACACAGCGAATGTTCCTTTTGCTCCTCCTGTTCCACCATTTCTATTATCTGCATATTGAAGAGCACCTTGTGTCATATCGCTTACATCACCTGCTGATATAGGATTTAAAGTGCAAAAATTATTTTCTGGGCAATCAGGTATATTGCTATCATCTATGCCCATATTATAATCATTGAAATGATGGCCGTTACCGCTTGTATCAGCACCTATTGTTGATGCGCTTCCACTTGTGCTTCCAACTGTAGAGTTTTTAAATTCTAATCTGTATCCAGTGTTTCCATAAGACACAGACGCAATTTTTGGAATCCAAACTCCGTTTTTATCTTCTCCAAATTCTGTAGGTGCGTAACTATATCCATCACAATGATGAATATCTGCAAGATAGAAATCTCCTTCGTATCCATCAGCATAACCTAAACCTGCTATACGAAATTTTCCTGCAGCATTGTTAAATGATATATTATTATTTTGACCAACTGTTACATCATAACTACCTGTTTGTTGCGTGCCATTAACATATAATCTGACTCTATCATCTGCACTACCTTGAGTTGTATCAACTCTAATAACAAAATGATACCAATCCGCAACATCTCGATACATTGCATCACTTGTCCATCGAAGATTGTAAGAAGCACCTGTGATATTATAAATATTTAATCTTCTATTGGTTGTAAATTGAATCCATGCTGCGTCTCCTGGACCTCCAGCTGTTCCTTTATCAGAACCAAATATAGTATCTCCAGAGTTAAGAGTAGAATTTTTTAGCCAACAAGAAAATGTAAATTTTTGTGTGCTAGTTGGCGTTGTAGAATCTGTTCTTTGTAAATATTTATTACTGACATCTGAAAATCGTGCAGATTGTGTAACAACTCCGGGATGTATGCCCGTATCGAACATCCATTGTGTGCCAATTGAACGAAACATCAGCTGAAAGCTTTTTGTATTTTACCGAGAAGAATGCTGTCAGCAGCTTGAACAATATATGGAATAATATCAATTGCATCCGCAGCTGTACTTAAATTTATACCAACACCGCCTGCAGTTTTATATTCACTACCAAGAGTTAATGATCTATTTCCAGTGCCATCTTGTACACATACTATTACGCCAGTTTGTCCAATCTTTTCGGTTGTAGGGTTAGCAAAAGTTACGTCGCCGGTAAATGTCAAAATAAAATTACTATTAGTTGCAAAATTTAATGTCACACTTCCAGAGTTTGAAGTATCTATAAATGTAGCATCTACATAATCCACACCGGCATTTCTTACTCTAGTTAAAGGCATTTTTTACTCCTATGTGTAAGGACTAGAACCTAGTGTATCTGAATCCCATGCTGCTATTAATTCATCAATAGTAGTTGCATTACTTATTGCAGCTGCAGCTGGCGCATCTCTTAAATTATTCTTTTTTGTAATGGCAGCGGCTTTATTTGATTCATCACCTATTTCTAAAGATCTCATGTAAGTCACATCCAACGTTTCAAGTAAAGGTTTTCGCACTTCTCTAATTTTATCTTTAAATATTTCTTTTGCCGTTGCTAAGTCTTCAGTGATTACGTTTCCATTCAATGACCACGCTCCTCTGAAATGTCTAGTAGATGGAACAGTTAATCCGCTAGCGTTAGCCTGCTTTCCATCTTTATCCACTATATGAGTCGTCATTTATTTCTCCTTAATTGTTTCATCTATTTTCCAAGAATTTCTCCAAGTTCTTGTTTTTGGAAGCTGATCTTTTTTACAAATCACTAGTCTTGGCCGATTAGCTTTTTCATAGTCTCTCCACACTCTCTGTGGTATATCTTTCATAATTAAATATTCTATAGCTTGTTCTTCAGTCATAGCATCAACTGGTTTTGTATTATGTAATAAGTAACCTCTTGTATGCTTCTTAAAATCAGGTTTAGCTTCATCTTCAGCTAACTCCCAATAAACTTCTACTGGTGGAAGTATTCCACCTTGTAATGCACAAGCCATCCAGTTTGGATCCGGCACAGTAATTTTTGCTGGTGCATCTGGTTCTTGCGGATCTTCCCAAACAACTCTATAATCTGTTTGAATCATTTCTAAATTTTCTTTAGCCCAACCTAATCTATTCCAAAGATGTTCACCTTGAAAATCTGGTGTTTTAACTTTATTCATTAACTTACTTTATATCCTCCAAATTCTGTTCTAAAATAGCTTGCATTATAATTAATAAGAAGTGAGTTACCACCATTTTGATCGCAATCTATTACAACTTCAACATAATCACCAGCAGTATCTAGATTAATCACTGCATTACCTTGCATCATATATTGATAACTATGTCCTACAAACATAGGCAGTGCTGTTTGCATTTGTCCAGAACCATTTTTTCTAAAATAAGAATATGTATCTGATGTTGTACCGCTAGATGATGTAAATAATGAATAGTAAAAAAAGTAAATGCCTGTTGTTGCCGCAGTCACTGTAAATTTATTACTTGCAAATAAACCACCTTTATTAATAATGGTGCCACTTTCACCGCCGTCGGTTGTAGATTCAAATGTAACTGCCGCTATTGTGGCATCATTAATTGTTTGATCTGTGTTTTTTGTAACATGAAAACAAGGTCTATTTGGTTCACTAATTATACCTGTGCTACCTATAGTCATAGCAGTACTAGTGCCTTCTTTACTTTTTAATGTATCTACTCTTAGTTCACTCATAATGTTACTAACCTTCCACCACTTTGTATTGTTAAAGTTACTCCACTATCAATAGTTAACGGACCAGTTACTTGTGCATTCTCTGTGCCCAATATTGTAGTATCAATAGATAAATTCTGTGCATTAATTCTAAATAATCCACCTACTTTAAAGTTACCTTTATTCTCAGCAGCAGGTGTTACCGAGCCACCCGTTAATGATTTGTAGTTGACGAAAATGTTTCCAGTACCATTTGAAGGTGCACTGTCAAATGTTAATGATGTTCCATTTGGTAGCGTATATGATGCCGTATCTTGAATAACACCGTCAACTGAAACTAAAATATCCTGAACATTTGAAATGTTTCTGTTCAGAGTAAAAACTGTAGTGCTGCCATTACCATCAAACCTCTGCACATCTGGTATTGCTTGAAAATTTGCAACGTGCCTGTTACCAATATATCCCATCTCTACTCCTATGAACTAATAGCATCAACAGCAGAAACATATACGTCTAAACTTGAATCTGCACTTGAAATAACTTTTAATGCATCTCCACTTTGTAAAACGAATTTTGCTCCACCATCACATAATTGAAGTGTTCCACCCGCGGGTACGGGTGCACCTTTAATTAGATAATAGCGTTCACTGCTTGATGTAACAAACACATCAGTTGTAACTTCTGTATTTGTAACATTGGCTATATTGATTCCAATTAAAGTATCAAAGCTGTTTGAAGTATGGATAGTTCCAGAACCTGAAGAATCCTGCCCAACAAACCTACTTATGTATCTTCTAAAATCTTGTGCCATTTGCCTTTCCTTTATGTATTATTTATAATGCTATCGCCATAGCAATCGCAAATCCTGCAGA